TTTATTATTCCATATTATTTAATAACAATAGTTCACAATCTACTCTTATTTCGTTATGTAATTCCTTATCACCATCAGCATACATTTCTTTAAATTTTTTATACTGTGATTCAACATGTTCTGGTTTGGGTTCATCCTTTGATTCTTCATAATGATTATCTATTATTGTATATTTATCATCCATTAGTTGTTTTATTGTAGCCTTTTTATCTTTAAAAATCCATTTATCGCCTTGATAAACCTTAACGTAGTTTTCTTTTTTATTTGTTAATTTAATATTATTATTCTCTGGTTTCTTTTCATTAAAATGCACTTCTTCAATCATTTTTGGTATAGCCACAAATGGTATTTTCAACATTTGATCTTTAAACTTTTCTGTTATATGGGTCATATCTTCGTTACCATAACTATTTAAATTTATTTGTTTATCAATATTAATAATTGTAGTCCTATTTTTATTTATTAAATTTTCTATTTTTTTTTCTAATTTTTCTATTTCTTTCACATAAAATTTTTCTTGTTTTTGCAATTCATCTTTATATTTATTTTCGAGTTCTGTAATCATCTTATCATTTTTCTTTTTAATTTTACAATAATGAAGTTCATGCCTTCTTTTAATAGCTATTGTTGTAAATAATTTATTACAATGTATACAAAATAATTCACTATTATTAATTTTGTGCTCATTTGTGCTCATTTTGTGCTCATTTGTGCTCATTTTGTGCTCATTTGTGCTCATTTTGTGCTCATTTGTGCTCATTTTGTGCTCATTTTTATGACTTTTTAGCTTTTCTACTAGTTTGGCATCTAATTCCTTTATTTTTTTATTATGTTTTTTTGTATTTAGGTGTTTATTATAATGGGAAATAATTATGGTGCTATAATTACAATAATCACATTCATAAGTAGGCATTATGGTATATAATATAAAAATATTAAAAATTTAACCTTATATAACTTTTTATAACTTTTTATAACTTTTTATAACTTTTTATAACTTTTTATAACTTTTTTTTTTTAAAGTTATAATTAAAACAATTATGATATTAAAAATATATAACTTTTTATGACTTTTATAAGAAAAAATATAACTTTTTTACAAAATGTTCATTTTGATATTTTTTTTTTGGGGGGGGGGGGGAATTTTAAAAAATAATTTTTTTTTTTTTTTTTTAAAATTTTTTTTTTTTTTGTTTTTTTTAAAAATTTTTTTTTTTTTTTTTTTTTTTTTTTTTTTTTTTGTTTTTTTTTTTTTTTTTTTATTTTTTTTTTTTTTTTTTTTTTTTTTATTTTTTTTTTTTTTTTTTTTTTTAAAAATTTTTTTTTTTTTTTTTAATTAAAAAATTAAAAATATATATAAATTTTCAAAAATCAATCAAACTTAAATTTTAACAATAAAAAAACAATAAAAAACAATAAAAAAACAATAAAAAAAACAATAAAAAAAACAATAAAAAAACAATAAAACTTAAAAATATAATATTTATAATAAATATAGATAATAATGCCAACTTATATTTGTGAATTATGTAATTTTACGTCAAAATTAAAGGGAAATTATAAACAACATTTAGATTCAAATAAACATCGGGTGAAAACTGGACAGATAGCGAAAGAAAATGTAATTTACAGTGTGGAAAATGAAATGAGCCAAAATGAGCCAAAAATGAGCCAAAATGAGCCAAAAATGAGCCAAAATGAGCCAAAAATGAGCCAAAATGAGCCAAAAAACAATGAAACAATAATTTATAAAAGTTTGGTTCAACAATCCGACAATGAATTTTTAAAAAATGAAATTAATAAATTGAAATCAAAATTAGAACAGCAAGAAAATGAAAAAAAGAAATTTGTATGTGATAATTGTGGAACGGGATTTTCAAGTAAGGCATCAAAACGAAGACATCAATTGCATAGATGTAAAGTGAAATCAACATTTGATAGTTTATTAAAAGAAATGGCAACTAAACATGAAGAGGAGAAAAAAGTTTTACATAATAAAATAGATCAATTAATTGATAAAGTGGGTAATAGAACAACAAATATTACAAATAATACACAAAATATCATATTAAATGGTTATGGTAATGAAGATATGAGCCATATAACAGATGGTATAAAAAACTCATTATTAAAAGTACCTTTCGCGATGATTCCAAAAATGATTGAAGCTGTACATTTTAATGATTTAAAACCAGAAAATAAAAATATATTACTTCCAAATAAGAAGGATAATCTTGTAAAAATATTTAATGGAGATAGATGGATTCATTTAAATAAGGATGACGTAATAAAGAGTTTAGTATCCGAAAAATATATTATATTAGATAAACATTTCCAAGATAAAAGTGAAACAGAAATAGAAGAATTTGTAAAAGAAAATTATGTTAAATTCAGAGATGTATATAGTAAAGACAAAGATTTAATAGAAAAAATACAAAATGACTGTGAATTAGTTTTACTAAATAACCGATAACTGAAAAATTTATATTAAATTTTTATTTTTATTTTTCTATTACTTAAACCATAAATATGTAGAATATTTAATAAATACAAACATAAACTTTTTAGGTAATGTATATTATAAATTTTATATTTACAATCTTTTTTATAGCACATGGGTTTTGCGATTTTTTACCATTAATTTATACATTTAATAAAAGAACAACAATATATTATATTTTATCAATACTATTATTTGCATATATACATATAATAAATCATAGTGTATCAACATTAATATTTTTACTAATAAGTTCAATACATTTTAGTGAAGATTATATGCCTTATAATGAAATTATGTTACCTGGTTTTGGTTTTTATATATTAGGTGCTCCTATAATTAGTGATTATAATACCTACTATGAATATCTAGAAATAATAGATATTGTAAATATAGATTTATTTTTATCAATAATGTATTTTGGAGGTATATTAGGTGTTTTTAATAGTTATAAAAAAGAATATAATGATATGATTATTAATTATACTGTTTTAAGTTTAATTAGTGGTATTCATAGTGTGTTTTTATATATGATATATTACCATTTACCAATATCATTGTATTTATTAAGTAAAAAATATAAAGTGAAGAGAGTACTAACAATATTAGTTATAAGTTCAATATTTTTATTTATAACATATTGGAAGTTTTATAATATAATTTTAGAATTTATATTAATACATAAAAATACTGTCATCGGATTTGTGTTTGGATTATTAAATACACATTGTATAACAACTATATTATGGAGATAAAAATATAATATAAAGACTTATTTGTATATTAAAATAAACTATTACATTTATTAATTAAGTTATAAAGTAATTAAGTAAATGGAAAGTATAAATGACAATGATAGTATAAATGACAATGATAGTATAAATGACAATGATAGTATAAATGACAATGATAGTATAAATGAAGAAAACTGTAAATTTTGTAATCCTATTTTAAAAAAGGATTATGATTTAAATATTATATGTCCAAAATATAATTTAATATATAAAAAACAGATAGAACCCAAAACCAAAGATTTATTAAATAAAATATTTAAATCAGAATTATATTATTTGCCTAACGAAATTGTTAATATTATTTATGATCTAATTGAATATAAAAAAACAAATATAATAAGTAAAATTAATATTGATAGTGTATTACATTTTGGAAATTGTCAAAATTGTTCATCAAAATTATTGAAATATCATGAAGAAAATTTATGTCATAAACATTACCTTCCTAGATGTATATTTCCAGAAGATTTTTAAATAATTATTACCTAATAAATAAATTAAAGAAAACGCATTATTATAATTTATATTATTCTATGAATCTCTTAATATTTTTATTTATTTTAAATAATAATATTTATTTAAATTTTAATCAAATAACACGATCAAATATTCATGCTATTTATACATTTTTTGTATCTTTAATGTATTTGTATGATTTTTCATATATAAAAGAATATTATTTGCAGTTGGTATATTTTTCGCTATTTTACTGTGTATATGATATTAGTTATTTATTAGATAGTAAAATTAATGGTTATAAATCATTAATAATTCATCATTCACTTATTATATATGCAATATGTTATTCCAATTATTATTATTATTCAAACGATAAAATTATATCATTAATGGCATTAAACTATTTAACAGAAATATCAACACCATTTTTTAATCGATCTTTTGAAATGGTTAGACAAAAAAGAGAAAATACACTAGAATATAAATTAGTTAATACATTAGTAGTATTATCATTTGGAATATCTAGAATAGGACTTATTCCACATTTAATAAAAAGTTGCTTAGATTACCATATTACTGTTATATTTTGTCAAGTATTATTATCTTCCATGAATGTAATATGGTTTTATAAAATATGTAAATATTACAAAAAAATAATTAATAATCAAATAAAAATAAAAAACGATTAATTAGACACAAACACAGTTTTAAAGCTTTCAAAAGATAGGTATTTCTTCATCAATAAGTTCTCCGAGGTTTTTATCCAAAAAATACACAATATTTATAAATATAAATAATCCAGTTGCGGATAGTATATGCCATATATCATGATAATCAAAGTAATTAAATAATACACATTTATGATTTAGTTTATTTGATACTTCTATTGGTAGGAAAATATTAGTACTTGTTTTTAGGAAGAATACTAATGATAATGATATAATAGCAAGATCAAGTAATATCCATATATAAAAAATTTTATTTATTCTTTCTTTATGTTTTATTTTTAGTACCAAGTAATATATAAAATATATTAACATGTTAATAATCGATACACCCAAAAACCAATCTGTAAAATTTGGTTTTGTAATAGCAGCATATACATACATTCCAAGTGTATAAGTGTTTAAACAAACTAGTAATATTATTTTTGGTATATCTTTATATTCTAATGATTTTATATTAGAGTATAATGCCTTCATAGAAGATATTTCAAAATCATATTCTTTCCCATAATAAATATAAATTGAGCCAAATATCATTATATATGCCAAAATTAGGAATATGAATCCCCAAAATATTGGTTCATAATTATTACTAATATCAGCTAATGGTAGTATATTTAAAAACACAATAAATGCTATAAATGAATATATTTTCATTGGGTATGGTGCTTCATGACGTTTTTGATATATAGTTATAAACATTAAAATAGCACCAATAAACATAAACGTTGTATCAAATTGAAAATTTAATTTAGTAGGACATATATGATATGTAGCAGAGCATATACCCTCAAATATTAATGTGATACCTAAACTATAATATAATGAAGGGTTGTTATCTAGTCCATTTATTGATATTCCATTTTTACTTACAACAAATGTTTTCTTTATAGTAATGCAGTATATTAATCCATAAAAAATATAAAAAATATTTGATATGACACTATTAAATGATGGGAAAATCCATAAATCATTTTTACATAGGTGATTATAATAGCATTCTACATTTTCTTCTTTTGATTGGAAAAACACAAATTCTAAGGAAGGTAGAATATAAAAAAAACCTATTAATATTAAAAATTTATAATAATATGATACGTCATTTTTATTTTCAAAATCTAAATCCATATATTGAAAAGAGCCATATGTATTAATATTATTAATACTATTTATATTTGTTGACATAATTATATTTTTTTATAAAGAACTCTTTATATATATTTCTTATTTTGGACTTTTGATAAAAGATTTAACAAAATTTCCAAACATAGTTAAACAAGACTTATTTTCAAATGTTTCTTCCAAATTGTCCTCAGATTCTGAATCCGAATCCGATTCTGATTCTGATTTTGATTCTGATTCCGATTGTGAACGTGAATCAAAATCCAAAGAAGACACTAAATCATCAACTTCATCAAATATTTTAAACTTATAATTTACAATATAATGGTCAAATGGATGAAAATTATTTGGAATAATATAAGATTCATCAATATCTTCGGTAACTTTTTGGTAATTTTCTTCGTCAATCATAATTACACTTGCACCAAGCATACTACAATCTTTTACAACAAAGTCATCCTTTTTAGATTTATCTTTTTTGTATGTCTTATCAAATTGTGCTTGTAGACTTGTACGCATTTTATAACTACTAATCTTAATATTTGGGTGTTCTTTAACATCAAATATAGATGTATTACTATAAATATTAGTATTGAAATCACCTCCACAAATAACTTTTGTATCAAAGTCATTAATATAGTTATATAGTTGTGTTTCCGTAAAATTATTTACATTTTGTAGAATACCCTTTCCACCAGCATGATAACAGATTAGTGTAATAATACCATTACCAATAACAAGTGGAGGTTCTTTAAATTCATTATTAATATTTTCTGGATATTGAATAACACTAAACTCACCAAGAGATTTTCTAATAATTATAGTATTTGTTAATCCATCAAGTTCCTTACCAATATATACTGTATATTCATTATCAAAATCTGAATCGTCAAATGAATTATAATCCAAATATTCAGTAATAAACATCATATCACAATCATTAGTTTCAATATATTCTTTAATAATTCCAACTTTCCTTGATGTTATTTCGGTTTTATCATCAAAGCAAATTGGGATTTCTACATCACAAACCATTTCAAATGTAATAATATCATATAGTGCTAGAATAATCTTTCCAACATTTCCAAACAAATTAATTTCATCATTATTATATTTTAAGGTAATGCTATTATTAATCTCTGTATTATAGTAATTTTTAATAGATTTGTTTGGTCCTTCTTTACGTCCTTTCATAAAATAGTCATTAAATGAAGCATTATCCTTTCCATACAAAGGATTAATGTATTCACAATTTTCATGGAAATACGTAGCCATCAAAGAATCAACAAATTTTGACAAAGAAATTCTACGCGAACTATTAATCATAGTTTTATAATGTTTAACAATATTAGAACTTCTTTTAGAATTGATTTGTTCGAATCCACCAATACCTTTATCTTTTGTTAAAATATATTTAAATACATTACTTATTGGACAATTACTAAAATTGAAAGATGAAATATTTTCTTCGTTTATTTCTGTTCCACACAATTTACTTAGAAGTTCATGGTTCATATATTCTACCATAAACCTATTTGTTTCATCAAGTAAATATTTAATATTATCTTGAAAATCATTATTATTATCATTTTCATTTTCTATATTCAACAAATCAATAATTTTTCGTGTATCATTTTTAAAAGATTCATAAACGTCATTTGCCTTGGTGAAAAGATTCCTACTTTGAGAATCACTAAAATTGTAAAACTCAAATGGAGAATCATTTTTGGCACCAAAGTTAATAAGAGAGCATTTGTATGTGGCCTAAAGAAGTTGGGATATTAGAAAAAGAGAAAGGCAAAGTAGAGTTAGTTATCGATAATTAATTAAAAGTTGAATTCTGGCATTTTTTCCCCCTTCAAAACTAAGACTCCATGTTTTTCTTATATTTTTATCCTAAGGTACTTACCTGGTTGGACATTTTGACAACAATAATATAAGTTAAGTAATAAGTATCGAATTAATTTAAATGAAATACAATAAAGAAATCAATTTTTTGCTTTGATAAAGAAAAGTAAATAATATAGAATAGAATTTTTAATAATAATAAAATAATAACCAAACTATACCAAAAATTAAAATTTAAAGAGTTTAGTTAAAATGTTGCAATATTTTAAGATATAATGTTTGATTATATTTCTGATATTCTAACAAGTTTAAAAACATATTTTAATTCATTAATTTTTGGAGACAAAGATGAGAATGAATTAAGAAATATTTATAAAGAAAATAATATAGACCTTAATGATGTCTATAGAGATTTAAAAAAAATAAATTGGTATATATATAAAGAAAACGATTATATAAAAATACTAAATTATTTAAATAGGGAATTAAAATATGAAAATGATTTATTACATTATGAGAAGGTATTAGATTTAGAATTAGAAATAAATGATAAGGTAAAAAGGATTGAATTAGTAACTAATTTAAATAGTTTAAAAAAAACATTTGAAAAGATGATTGAAATAAAAACAGAATATTATAAAAATAATAACAAATCAAAAGATATTTAGGTAATTACTTCATTTCTTTAATAAAACATTAAACATGTCACTTCTATAAAGTAATTCATCATCTACTTGAATACTTGGTATTTTTGAATCATAAGTTTCAACAACAATACCATTAGATGGTAATGTTTTAAATCTATTAAATACTATGTCGGTTAAAATTAATTCGGAAGGAGTTTTCATATCTTTTGGGATATAGTTATATCTTTTTTCGTCTGATAATGTTGTTTTTTGACCATTTACTTTATAATTAGTAAGTTTATATCTTCTAGTATATATATTTTCTTCTCCAAATGTATCTTGTGAGAACAAAGATTTAAAATATGTATCAATTTCTGTACCTTCTATATATTCACCAAAGTCTCTTATATAAAAATTAAGATATTCGTGTAAATCATAAACAGGATTAGTAAATGGAGTAGCGTTAATTTCTTTAAAAAGTCCCCTAAAATTAGTTATTTTTTGATTTGGTATTTCATTACAATTTGAGTAATCAAAATCATGTAATTTGATGAGATATTTTGTTTGTGGTATATAAAATGATTTACCAAAAATTTTATAATGTATATAGTTATTTGGATTATAATTTTTATTCATAGTTATGAGTAAGTTATTTGGTTTAATATCATTATGTCTATAATTTGGATTATAAAAAACTGCACAACACATTGTATAACAAAAACAGAAAAATGTAGATAATTGTTCTTCGAATGTTAATGCTCCACCATTTTCATAAATATTAGTTACATATTCTTTGAAATCCATATCGGCGATTTCAATAAATATAACCATAATATCTTTGTAATAGTTTGTTATAAAATCACTATAATAATTATTTGATTCAACATCAAATATTCTCTGATTATACCATTCAGATTTTTGAATAGTTTTAAGGTCTTTTAATTGTTCAATATTACAACTTAACCCTTTATATGTATAATTAACATGTGGTGTAATTGATTTAGAAACAAGTTTAGATAGTTCTTTTCCTATTAGTATTTCAACTAAAGCAGGATGTGATTTATCTATATTATACTTTTTTTTCATAGTTAATAATTTAACACCTATTTTTTCATCACATAAATCATTTAAACAACCTAAAAATACAACACCAAAGGTTCCCATACCTAATAATTCAAGAACTTCCTTTTTAGCTTTTAATGCTTGTTCAATATTATTGCAAGCAATTTTTTTTTGTTTTAATAATTGTTTTTTCATTATAATATTATTCTAAAAAATATTTAGATTATCTAAATAAAAATACAAAAATACTTATTTTTGATAGAACTTTTCTAAATAATAAATCATAATATTTATTCCAAAAAATTATTATAAATTTCGTATAATACATATTTTTTGTTATTGTTAATAGTTTCTACCTTTTTATCGTTATCTAAGCCATCTAAGTTAAAATTAATAACACCATCTTCTAATATAGTCTTTCCATCTCTGAAATCAATAAGTTTTGATAAATAATGATCAAATTGTTCAAGTCGTAAATTAGATATGGTTTTTGTTAATATGACATTATCAAAATCTAAGTTATTATCGGTTTTTATTTCATCGATAGTTACTTGTTGTTCGTCAAATGTAAATCTAAATTGATAATCAATATCATTATATGAAAAATATGGATATGAAAAAAATACATTAGATTCTTCATCTAAATTAACATCTATAGCATCATTATTATCGTAGTCATTTATATCAAAATCTTCTAAATTTAATACTTTAATGTCCATTGTATAGTAATAGTAAAAAAAAAAATATTGATTATAGAACTAATTATTATTAATTTACATTATTTAAATAAAATAAACAATAATTTCAAAATAATTCCAAATCATTATTATTCTTTTATTTATTAATATTAATGATTAGATTTTTAATTTATATATTTGCCTTGTATCTACTTTTCAAAAAAATGTATGATGTTATCTTAAACTATAAAGAATATTATTCATCAAATAAATTACGTTTAAATTTAGTAAAAGCTAATAATAATAAGAGAAGAAATAAAGGGTTAATGTTTAGAAAAAAACCATTAAAAGATAATGAGGGAATGTTATTTATATATTCAAAACCACAAATAATTAAAATGTGGATGAAAAATACTTATATTCCATTAGATGTATTATTTTTAGATGACAAATTAAAAGTAATAGAAATTAAACAAGGATTAAAACCTCATGATATAAAAACAAATTATAGTTCTACTGAAAAATGTAAATATGCGATTGAAGTAAATGGAGGTTTAGTAAGAAAAAATAAAATAAAAGTTGGAACTGTAATTGTACCTAAATATGTTAGTAAATTTAATTAATATGAAAAGATAATATAACATAAATTTAGTATTTAATAATGAAAATAATATATAAAAAAATAATTTTTTAAATTCTAATATTAGATGGACAAGCAGGTCCAGAAATACAATCTCCTCTCATATTAAATCTTGAATGATGACATGGACATTGAAATTCATTTTCATTTTTGTTATAATATAATTTACATCCTTTGTGTGGACATTTTCTATCTAATACCATTTGTCCAACTTTAAAAACCTTATCTTCTGTAACAACATTTTGAAAATTATTTTGATTTTGATTTTGGAATCCTTCAACTTCATGTAATAACATATCCATTGTAGTATCATTAAATTCTAATTTGGGTTCTTCAGTTTTATAAGGGAAAAATTGTGTAGAATTACTTTTTTCACTATTCATATCAAATTCTATATATGGTTTAGCAATATCAAATTCTTTATATTCTCTTGCTCTTACTTCTATTATTTTATCAGATAAATTTTGGTTATATTCATCAATACTATTAGTATTCCAACCATATTTATTAAGTCCTGGCCAATATTTAGCTTCAAAAGGTGCTAAATTATTTACAGATGCATAAACACCTTCAACATCATGACCATCAAATTTTAAGTTATTTATTTGTTCTCTGGCATCAACACTTAATGTTTCAGTGCTTTGTGTAGTTGCCATCATACTTGAAGTAGTGGGCATAGCTGAAGTAGTAATATTCATATTATTTTTATTATTATTATTATTATTATTATTAGTCAAAATATTATTTGGTGTAACATATTCAACAGAGTTATCTAAATTATAACAGTTTTTAGCACATTTTAAAGCAGTTTTATAAGATTTCATTTTACATTTTTGTTTGCTTTCACCATCAAATACTTCATAAATACTTTTAGGTCCATTACTACACTTTTCAAGAGAATTAAGTGATTTAATACCACAATCAATCATACAATTTTGTTTATCTTTGGAAAGACTTGAAATGCCAAGAAGATCCCAAATATTAAAATCAAATTTAGCATCTTCAAGTTCAATATGTTGGTGAAAATCATTTGAATTTGAAGAATTTGCTACAGGAGCATTATTTGATTCTTCTGCTAGAATATTAGTTCCAAGTTTTAATCCAGTATTATTTGAAATTATATTTAATGATTCACCACTATAGGCACTATCGAGTGATTCATTTTGAGAATTTATGTTGTTTGTAAACTTTTCATATATCATTAAAATACACTTAGAAATTATTTTGATAATTCTTGTTCAATAAAAGCTTGTAAATTTGAATTATTTAAAAAATTAAGTTTAGCATATAAATATTGTATTTTCTTTTTTAATGTATCAAAATATTTCAAATAATCTAATATAAATATTGTAATAGCTAATGATGGTAGTAAAATAACAATCCATGATGAAATACCACAATTACCATAAATTAAACAATCACTTTGATATGCTAATAAATAATATATAATTCCTTGAACTAATACTAGTTTTGTACTATGATATTTAAATATACTAATTATAATTGCAATAATACCTAAAAAAAGTATAATTTGACTTTGTTTTGACCGATAACAATTATACATATAATTATATGTAAGAATTAAATTATAAAAAACAAAAAAAAACAATTATTGTTTGTTAAAATTTTAGCATAAGCATAAGCAAAATCTTAAGAAAATATATTTGAAATTCTAGTTGTGATTTTTCTTTCAGATAGATTAGTATATTTTTCCAAATAAATAATAGCATTTTTTTGTGAATTATCAAAAGCAGGGTTATTAATCACATTATTATTATCCAAAACACCATTATTAATATTAATATTATTCAAATCAATATTTTCATTTTTAAATATAGTTTTAGCCTTATTAAATTCCTCAACATAATTATCAGGAACGATAACATTTTTAGTAGCCTTAATCTTAGCTACAATATCTTCAATATTATCTGAATTAACACTTTTAATAATATTATATGACGAAATTGTGCCAAGACCTTTAATTCTCTTCAAATAATCACATCCAAACAAAATACACAAATTAATAAATTTTTCTTGTGTTAGACTTAATTTCTCTTTAATTTTCTCAAGATCGTAACATTTTGCTACATTATTATTAACATTAAAATCACGAATTAAATATTTAGTACCATTTGTCAAATGGTCCATATCTTCTGAGATAACCATATTAACAACGTTTTCGGAACTTAATTTACTACTAATCAAATCAGCTTCAATATTTTCATGAATATATGGAATATTAAGAATACTTAGCATATATTTAAGTTGATTAATATTTTCTTTTGTAACATAAATAATTTTTTTATTTAGTTTTTTAATTTGTTCATTAATTTGTTTTAGCTCTTCATCATTATCGATATTTTCTTTTTTTTCACTTAATTGACATAGTTGTTCCTTATATTCATTTTTTTTCTCTTTTCTACTTTCGATTGTTTCGCATTTTTCACTTGGTGGTTCACCATCAAAAACAAAGATTGGTGTAATTTTATTAATTTTTAGGCGATTAATCATTTCAACAAATTTTACAAGGAAATTCTCCCCATTACTATACTTAAATTTATACATAAACAAACTTGTATCAATAGTAGCATATGCATTTTGTTTTTCATTTAGTTTAATATCATAAATACCTTCTGGACAGTTTTTCTGTAAAAAAGAACCTAGTTCCTTAATTCCCATTATTATTGGATTATACTTATTATAAAAGAGAATATTTTTAAATCAATTTTATAAAATTTTTAAACATATGATGTTAAAGACCTCTTAAAAAAATTAAGATTTGTAAATAGAAAATAACATAACATAACATACTATAAATAATACAATAAATATAATATAATAAATACTATAAATAATACAATAAATATAATATAATAAATACTATAAATAATACAATAAATATAATATAATAAATATAATAAATACAATAAATAATTAATCCATTTCTATACAAGACATACGTAATGTTTCAAGGAAATATTTATTTTTTGTTTGCATATTTTTCATCAAAAAGTCTACTGAATTTTGATAGTATTTATTTTGTAATGATTTAATAACCAAATCAATATATTTATTTATTGATTCATCTTTATTTATATAGTTATATTTAACAAAGTTTTCTTTAAAAAATTGGTGTAATAAATATTTATTATAGAAAACAGCTGTTTTTATAATATAATATGACAAAACACTAGTAGTTTGTTTGAATTTATCTTTTGATTCTAATAAATTAATACTTGATTTTTGTTGAACTTCATTTTGATTTTGATTAGTTTTTTCAACATCATTTTCAATTCTAACTTCATTATCATTATCATTTTTTATATCATTATCATTATCATTTTTTATATCATTATCATTACCATTATCATTATCATTATCATTATCATTACCATTATCATTATCATTATCAATATGGTATTTAGTGAAAAAATCATTAGCATTTTTAAAACCATAATGGTTTAAAATTTTAGCAACTTGTATTAAATTAAAATTTATTTCGTAATTAATAAGTGTAGATGCCAACCTATAATTCTTTTTAGTAGATAAATTAATTGATACAACAATACTATGAATTATTAAGGATATTGTTTCTGTTAAAGATTCATTTATTCTAAATTCAGTATTTGGGTTTATATTAACAATATTAGTAATGTTTGGAATATCTATAACTGAAAGGTCTAAATATAATAAATGGCATAGTTCGTGAATTATTAATTTTTCAAATTCTTCACGTCTAAATATTAAAATCTTATTTTGTCTAAACATACATACACCTGAATTTATTTCCCTAGGACCTAACACTTTGTAATCAGTTGGTAGTTTTTTTCTATAATTTGTTAAAACTAAAACAATCGATATAGTACCATTATGTTTTTCTTTTTGATTTTTTAAAGCTATCATTAATAGTATATTATTAATCAATCTATATAACATAGGTTTTTTGAGTGAATTTTTGGTTACAATTTTCAATGATATTGTGGTGTCAAAATATTTAAGATTAAAAACATATTTTATAAGGTTAGATTCTCCCAAATATTCAATAATATCGAAAGGTGTAAATTCTGTTAATAAATCATTATCAATTATTGATAATTTATCGAAAAGATTAGATGGAATTTCTTTTTTATCTTTTAGGAAAAAAAGTTTTCTCAAAAGATTTTTACCATTTAAATTTATCCATATTTTACATTTCTCCTTTTCTTTATTTTTAATTATATTATGTAATGATGTATTTTCGGTTTCATCATATTTTAAATTTTTAAAATCATCAATGAAATTATTTTCAAGTAAATATTCTAATAAATCGAATATACCACAAAAGTCACTTGTATTTATGTTGGTAATTTCTTTTGATATTATATCAAAATTAAGATTTTGGTACAATTTGTATATAGAATCATAAAATGGTTTAATTGTTTTAGGTGTAAAATAAGTATATTCAAAGTTTCTGTTTAATTCGTTTAAATCATCAATAATTTCTATAATTTTTTCTGTATTTTTTGATAAATAGTTCATAATATTATCTTATAAATTATTAATATATAATGTTTAATATTTATCTTAGTTTAGTTTCTGCATTAATTATTCAATTAATTTTAATTGATAGTATTTTTGGAAATGTAGCATTTAAAAGAGATGCGAACTTTGAAATGAATAATTTAATTGTTAATATTTTGGAATTAGTACTAATGATTATAGTAGCATCAGTTACTATGGTATATTTCTTAAAAAATATATATGACAATTTAACACTAACTTTCTTTATTTTATTAATAAATGGTTTAATATTGTTTAGATGGTTAGTATATAAAACAAATGTATTAGCAGAATATGTTGGTAAAGTAAGTTATGACTATACTGAATTAGATGAAAATGAAAACCAAAACCAAAATAATTCTGAAGAAGAACCTGAACCAACAAAAAAGTTAGTTGAAGGACCAGCATTTAGTAGATATCATAATAAAAATAATCGTGATTTTTCATTTGAATCATCATATCCAGATTATAATAAAATAAAACCATCAATGGAAGATGTTGAAGAAAATACAACAGATGGAATACCAGATTATAGTATGTATAATGGATATGATCCATCACATATATGTTATCGTTGTGGATGTATAACAAGAGAAAATGGGTATACATTTTGTGGTAAAGAAATACCAGGAGTTGGTACAATAGGTTGTAGTAGTAGATGGGGATGTAGAAATTGTAAAAAATGCAAAGAGCCATCAAATACTGGTCCTGTGAATAATACTAATGATTATGATTGTGATAGTTGTAAATGTTTAGATACAAATGCAGGAAAAATTTGTGGTAGAGTAAGTAGAGTAGATGGTTATGTAAAGAAATGTAGTAGTGAATGCTCAAAATGTGATGCTTGTTATGGTAGCAAAAATAATTCAAATAATAATTCAAATAGCAATTCAAATAATAAGTATTTAACAATAAAAGCTAATAGTAATTTGAATAAAGTAATTATAAATAATATAAAAAATAGTGATTTAAATGATATTATTGAAAATTAATTACTCTGAAAATTAATTTATTAATTACTCTGAAAATTAGTTATTCTAAACTTAAAAATATATTATATTAACTATAATATATGATTATTGTATTTGGTGTAGATTATTGCCGATATTGTCGTAATTCAAAAAGTATATTAGAAGAAAAAAAGATTGAACATACTTATTTTCCATTAGAAAACCAAAAAAATCAAACATTGGTAGAGGAATTAAGAAAACTAGGTCTTATACCAGATAGTCATACAACAGTACCAGTTGTTATAAATTATAAGAATCGTAAGCCAGTTTTTATTGGAGGAAATAGTGATTTAGAGGAAATGTTATCCAAATAAATTTATTAATATATATTAATAATGACTTTTATAAATAAAATAAATAAACTAACATTGTTAGGTATAATACAAGCAATATATATTGTTTATATTTTAAACTTTTTTAAAACAAAATATAGTTTAGCCCATCCACTTTCAAACTTTAATAGTAGTTATTTTAAACATCCAATCGGTATAAATAGGCAACCTATATCAAATATTTGTGAGTTTGGACATCAAGCATCATGGTTTTTAGCAGCATTTGTAGTGTTAAGGAGTGTTTTTCCAAATAAATTTACTAAACATTTAAGTATAATAATGTTAATTATAACAGCTACATTTTCGATGTTAAATTTGAATGCTGTAGTATATTTACTTCCACACTTTTTAATAGAGATATATTTGATAAATAAGAATTTTAAATTATAGTCATAGTGTTAATTTTTTTTATTTATTATTATTAATGAGATATCAAAAATTATTAATAATCGCAATTCTTTTAAGTTTAGTAATTATATTTTTAAAAAAAATAATGTTTAGTGAATCTGAATCTGATTCTAATTTTAAAAATGTTAATAACAATGTTAGAGAGGGTTTTGATAATAATGTATTAAGTGAATTAGAGATAATGAATCAACAAGACCCTTCTATCCAAAAGAAAATAATATTTGATAGTGTTGATAGTTCACTTGAATTAGGAAGAGGAAAACAAGGTAAACTAGTAACATCAAATTCAAATATTAATGAAAATTTATTAAACCTATATGTAAACAATATGATAAATGCTGATAGAGGTAACCCAAACAAGATGTTGGTAACAAATAATGAAGAATTACCAAATGCTCCAAATAATAATTGGGCTAAATACAATCATGAAATGAGAATTTTAATTGATTCAAAGAAGATAAAACAAGACTATTTAATAAAAGTACTCAAAAATAAGCTAAATATTTTAAGAAATTCTTTGAATAATATGCAAGAAGTAACAAACAAATATGATTTAGATAAATTAACTCAATAATTTAACATCTTTATTTTACAACTATTTATTTTTAAGTTAATGATTAATTTACAACTATTTATTTTTAAGTTAATCATTATTTTACCATCTATTTAATAATTATTAAAATTTATATTTTTTTATTATATTTTTTATTATATTTTTTTATATTTTATATTTTATAAAAAAAGATATAATATAATAGTAGTAATGGTTAATGTAGAATTAAATAAAGATGAATACGAATTAATTATGAGATTAAGAAAAGCATATAATAGAAGAAAAGAAAAATACGATAAATTTAGTGATGGTTTAAAAAAAGAAATAGAAAGACAAGAGAAAAATATGAGAAAAATAGCTAGTTTAAGATTTGATATAAATAGTGACCCACAGCAAACATATTATGATGCGGTTGAATCAAGTTATTTAAAAAGAATCCGTAAAACTATAACAGAAAATGGGAAAATATATGAAGTTTTATTAGAAGATGTAGGTGATGGAAAAGGATTAGTTGAAAAAGAAAGAAAAGAAATTGGTAAAGCAAATAATATAAATTATAGATTTTCAAAAATGACAAATGAGTCTGGTTCATCAGGGTCATATTCATATTCAAAATTAGTTAAAACAGAAGTAAAAAATGGTAAGAAATATTTAGTAACATATGAAAACAAGAATGATGGCAAAGGATTAGTAGAAGTTAGTAGAAAAAGAATAAGTAATTCAATGAAGAAGAATAAATCTAAGAAGAAAATTTCTAATACTAATAATTCAGATTTTTCAGATTTTAATTCAAACACTAGTGAATCCGAAAAAGAATTTTTCAAATTACGAAATAATATGAGAAAGAAATTTAAGTCAAGAAAAAACAATAATTCTAATAATTCATTAAAACCTAAAATAAATAAATATCAAAAGAAGGTTAAAATAGAAAATATAGGTGGTGAAGCCTATAAAGTAACATATGAAAATATAAACGATGAAGGTTTCAAAGAAGTAAATAGAGAAAAAATCTAAAGAAAAATCTAACTCTTAGTTATTTTGTATCCAGTATAGTTTAATGATAGGATAAAGAAATTCAAAATGAGCATCATTAATGTGTTTTTATTTAATAATTTAGTTTTATGTAAAGATAATAATAGGAAAAGTCCTATTATTATATATAATAATGTGTTAATTTGTAAAATATCTTTCTTGAGTTTAGGTGTGCTTTTTTGTCTAAGTATTATTGTATTATTTATACTAATATATATAAATAATAATCCAGCAAAATTAGTCATAGTTAGACAATTATTTTTACAAAAATTAAAGTAAATTATAGACAACCCAATAATCAAATTAAAACTTATATTTAATTTTAAAAATAAGTTTGGTGAAACCATATAATAATTAAAATAAAATAAAATGTAAACAGTTTTTAAAATATCTTTATTCTATATTTACTAATATTTATTATTTATAAAAAAAAATTTAAATAATTAGAGGTTATTTGCGTACTTGCTAACAATATATAAAACAATTACTAAACCAACACTGTAATATACGTAATACATATGTGTACCATTTTGGAATTTTATTGATCTATTAATAAAATATTTAGCTAAATCATTAAGTGCTAAAGCAACAAGTAATACAACAACATAGTTAAACATTTGAGCAATATATTTAGTTTGGTTATTGTCTTCAACAACCATATTCATTGAATTAACATTATTCATCATTTGGTTATTCATTTGATTATTCATTTCAACGTGTTCATTGTGATTTCTCATGGCTCCAATATCTGGTAATTGGTTGGAATTTCTTTTGTTAGTATTTGGAATACTATTAAGAATATTTTGAATTTGTTGTTCTGAAATTTGATTATTATTTGGCATATTATTTGGCATATTATTTCCCATATTATTGTTTCCTATAATTTGTTGAAGTTCGGCGTTATTTAAATTATTCATCTTATTATTATTATGCAACATATTATTATTACTATTATTATTTAAATTATTTAAATTATTTAAATTATTGTTTGCATTGTTGTTATCAATACTATTAGAATTGTTATTATAATTCATAACATTATTATTATTATTAGTTGGATCAAAATTATTTTCTTGAGAACCACTTAATAATGGTGATTCATTTATAACTGAAAAATAGTTATTATCACATCCACAGTCTTCACTATTTAATTCACTTAAAAAGGCCATATAGAATTATATTAGAAATAAAATAAAAAATAGTAATAAATCCTATCCGAATCATAAATGTTTTATATTTATAAACTAAATTAAAGTAAACCTAAATAAACTAAACTAATGTATTTTTTTGGATATAGAAATTTATATATGTGATGATTCATCGTTATCATAAATATTACTTGAATCTATACTACCATAATATCTATTTTTTGAATGGAGATTACAATAATTTCCTTCAGTTTTAGACTTTTTACATTGATTATAACCATATTTTTTATAATAAACTATAGCATAACATTTATCATAGTCTTTTGGTGTATTTTTTCTATTAAAAATATTCATATTTCTTTTTAGGAACATGTCTCTAAATTCTTGTTTTTCAATATTAAGATTGAATTGTATATTAATATCATCAAGTACTCTAATTTTGTAGTCTTCTACTATTTTATCAAGTTCATTTAATGTTTTCCTTGAAACATGAGAACTAATCATATTAGTGTTTACTTAAAAATAAAGTAAAAAAAATATTCAATTTTTATGTTATTATAAAACATTTCAATAATAAATTACAAAACAACTTATTAACCAACTTGTTGTGAAAGAGTATTAATTAATGATTGTTGTGTAGCTAATATTCTTTGTTGATACTCAAGGTCTTCTCTATATAATTGTAAATCTGATAAATAATTATCTAAATTACTTTGAGAATATATTGGTGTATTGTCACTTAATGATGCTTGGGTTACACTTGAACATACAGAAGCATAATCTGAACAACAATCATTAAAAGTAGTACAACTTGCGTCACATGCACAATAATTATCTCCAGTGGCATTGAATCCGAAACAAAAGTTTCCACCATCAGGTTTTAAACATGAACCACTAGAAGCAGCCGCAGTAGTCATACTTGGTGTCATACCTGGAGTAGAAGAAGTTGTCATACTTGAAGCAGATGAAGTCATATTAGTCATACCAGCAGCAGTAGTCATATTAGTCATACCAGCAGCAGCAGTCATATTAGTCATACCAGCAGCAGTAGTCATACCAGCAGCAGTAGTCATACTAGCAGGAGGTGTTGGGTCAACACATACACCACATTCACTACATACCTCATTAGCTTTTTTACCTGTGTTTATATCTATATCAATATTACACCAACTATAATTATCAGCTTCATAAGTACTACAATCTCCATAACCAGCAGAAAATACATTTTGTTGAAAACATTGTGGAGGCGTTGAAGTTGAAGTTGTTTGGAACCCTTCTATATTATTTTTATTTGAAATCAAAAAAATAAAGTAAAAAATTATAATTAACAAAACTAAAATTATTAATTTTGGTATCATTATTATTAATGTTTAGTTAGAAATAAATATAATATGAATTAATCATAAAATGAATATATGAAATAATATGAATTAATCATAAAATGAATATATGAATAAATATATTAACTTGGAGTTGTAAGTATAATATTTGATAAATCAGATATTCTACTTTGTAAATCAATTCTATTTCTTCTTAATTGTGCTAAATTAGAAGCTTGAGTTGACAAATTTTCTTCTAAATTTTCTATATTAGGTGCTTGGAAATTATCCAATAATTTTGTGCTTGAATATAATATAAATATTACTAAAAGTATTAATATTATTTTTATAATCATTAATTATATATTAGAAAAAAATGATTAACAATAATTCTAAAATAGTTTATTATTATCAAACCTTTATTGGATTAGATAATCTATTTAAAACAAATTGTAAAACAGTAACACATTTAAATATTTCATCAATTCATTTTGGGAAAAATTCAGATAATTCGAATTATATTCATTTAAACAACTACGACCCAAATAATAGTACTTTTGATAAATTATGGCAACAATGTGAAGAAGCTTCTAAAAACTGTGAAATATATTTAATGATAGGCGGAGCTGGATGTGCATATGAAACCTTATTTAGTGATTTTGAATCATATTATAGTTTATTAAGTAATTTAATAAAATCAAAAAGATTTATAACAGGTATAGATTTAGATATAGAAGAAAATGTAAATTTAGAAGACATAAAAATGTTTATGAATAGATTACACAAAGACTTTGATTATTTAAAGTTTTCATTTGCACCAATAGCATCATCATTAACAAATGATACACCAGGTATGGGAGGATTTATTTATAAAGATTTATATAATAGTAATGAAGGTAAATTAATAAGTCATTTTAATGTCCAAAGTTATGAAGAATATAGTTTAAATATTTTTGATGAAATTGTAAATAATGGTTATCCATCAAATATGATAGTTTTTGGTATGATTTCATCACAAGATATTAATAATAATATTAATGTAGTTGAAGAGATATATAAAAAATATAATAATAGTCTAGGAGGAGTATTTAATTGGGAATATTTTGATTCACCCCCAAGTGCTCCAAAAAATCCTGAAACTTGGGCAGAAATTATGAGTCATATACTTAATAGAATTAATAAATAAAATATAAAATCAAAATAAATGATTAATTATTTATCATTTACTATATCTAATAGTTTCATTTTAACAAGGGAATCTTCACTAAGTTTTCTAAAGAAAAATGTAGGTTTAACAGTATAAAATTTATGTCCTTTTCTTACAAATACAGTACCATTCTCAAATATATCAATAACAGTTCCACCGGTAACAAGTTTAAGATTATAAAATATACGTAAATCGAAAAATTTAATATAATTACCTTTTTTGAGTTCATGAACTTCGACACATTCATATCCTTCCAATTGTTCAATAGATTCCTTTTTATTTTCAGCATTTTTTTCGTAACGCATAAATTCACTATATATTTTATCAACAACCATTTCTTTAATTTCTTGAACTTCCTTAAAAGATTTATACTCGGTAGGTGTAATATTATCCAAAATTTTTTGGATTTCATTTTCCATATATTGTTGTTCCAATTGTTCTTCTAAACTACTCATATTTGTTTAAAATATAATATTATATTGTTTTTAAATTATATGGATAAATTTGATTTATTAAAAGATATTTTTAGTGCTTTAGAAATAAATGTAAAAGAACGTTCAGATGTTATTAATATTATTTTAAAACAAGATACTCTAAAAAGTAAAACATTAATAACAGATTTAAATACAAAAGTTCCAAATCTAAAATCATATTACAATTCAAGTAAATTGACATGTTTACATAAAAATAGTTTAGATAAACAGAAATTTCCAGCTGTAAATATGTTTAGACAAATATTAAAGTGTAATAGTTTTAAAATGGAACCATATGTAATTTCAAAAGGATATGATAAATTTTCAGGTAAAAAAATAGTTGAACGTTTCTATAGAATTAAAGATATAAGTGATATAGATGATTTAAAAGAAGAAATAAAATATGAAATAAATGAAAATAATTCTACAAATCAAAATATGGAAAATGAAAATAATAGTTATATTCAAAATAATACTGATAATCAAAATATAGTAACTGAAAATAATAATTATATTCAAACCATAAATGATAATGAAGCGTTAAATAACCAAGAAATAAATTTAATTAGTTTTTCATAATATTATTGAAATATAAAAATATATTGAAATATATATATATTATGTATAAGTTTGTATTACCTTCATTAGTAGCCGCGCTAGGATGGGGTGTATCTCCATTTTTAGAAAAGGTTGTAGTTAAGAAAACAGATTTTCAAACAGCATTTGTATTAAAAGGAATATTTTATGGTATTTTTGGATTAGTATTATTTTTTATGAATATAAAACATTTCTTAAAAATAAAAGATCATTATGAAGTAGTAAAGGATAAGAGGATTCCTTTAATATTATTTTCATTTGTATCAGTAATATTTGCATATTTAATAGGTAATATAGCATATTTATTTGCATTAAGTGTAAATAATGATGCAACTATGTTGGTTCCATTGATAGCGTATGTTATACCAATTATAATTATGACAATAATTAGTTATTTTGTAACAAAAGAGAATATAAATAAGAGAATGATGATTGGAATAGCAATAACAATTTTTGGTATTGTTTTTACATTGTTAAACAAAGATAAATAAAAATAAATATATAAAATTAATTAAAATATTATTAATTTTAATTTTCATTTAAAAGTTCTTGGTCAGGTTCATCAGTAATTTTGACATAACCAGCTTGATATAATCTATATAAATTATTTTTTTCAATCATTTCATCTCTTTTAGCACCAATATCTTTCATAAATATTGAGCAATTATCTAATTTTACAGACCATGTAATTTCATTTCTTGGATTTTTCAAAACAAAATATTCTGGTGCTTGATTAGAAATAAGAACACCCCCACTTCTATATTTTCCTTCACCAGTAATATATTTAATCCAAATACCCAAATCAATATCTTTAAAATTATCAGGGTGAATTTGTATACAATCATTTAAACGCGATTTAATTTCATCAACGTTGGAATTAATCCTATCTTGTTGAGTGATTTGTGGTTTAACGTAAGTATTATTAGGGTCTCCAAGTTTCATGTTATTACTTATTATTTATCTATAAAATATTTTTAAATTAATTGTTGTAAATTTTCTTTTGTTTCCGAATTTACTACATAAGGAATATAATAATTTGGTTTAACAAATGTGTTTAGTAATTCTTCTTTTTGTTTAATATCTAAATCATTTTCTTTTGAAATTTTATTAATAATTTTTATATTTTCTTTTTTTATGATTTTAGAAATGAGTGATAATGCTGTTGGATTTTGATAATTTTTATGTAATTCTTCATTGAATCGTGTATTTTGTTCTTTATTTTTTCTTATTTGAGAAAGGGTTGTCATTTTATTTTCTATTTAAAGATTAATATGAATGAAAATATAATGAGTGAAGAAGAATTTCAATTTTTTAAAGATAAAATAAAGAATGAAGTAAAAGATTATTTGGAGTTAGATGATCAAATAAAAGCTATTAATAAGGCATTAAAAGAAAGAAGAGATAGAAAGAAAGCCTTATCAGAAAGTATTTTAGAAAACATGAAAAAATTTCAAATTGATTTTATGAATACAAAGAATGGTAAATTGACATATTCCGAAAGTAAGAGAAAAGAGCCATTAAATAAAAAGAATTTAATAACTGGATTAAATAACTATTTTAATAACGAAGATGAATCTAAACGTGTATCAAAGGTAGTATTAGAAAGTAGAAAAGATGTCGTTAAAGTTACATTAAGAAGAACAATAAATAAAAAGAAAAATACTATGGATATAAATAATTAAAAATTAAATTATTAATCAAATTAATCATTAATCAAATAAATCAATATAACCAATATATTAAATCAATATATAATAATTTAAATAAACCTTTATTCTTTTAATTTCTAATTAATTTATATTTTTAAAAATATTTATTTTATATATTATATTATTTTAATTAAACATAATGAGTAATATATATTTCGTTACATATGCAACACATGAAGCTGGAATGTTTAAAAAGTTAATTAATAATAACTATAATGTAAAGATTGATGTACTTGGTTATAAAACAAAATGGAAAGGTTTTATGGATAAAATAATTGCTTTAGAAAAATATAGTGGAAAAAAAAATCCAAATAGTATAATTGTATTTTTAGATGGATTCGATACATTAATAAATAAAGATGTAAGTAGATTAGAAAAAGACTTTAAAGAATTTAATACAAGAATAGTTGTATCATATCATCCCGAAACAATACCAAAATTTATTTTAGAAAAGGTATTCACAACGTGTGATGGAAAAAATATTGCAAATTCTGGATTATATATGGGTTACGCAAAAGATGTAAATATTATGTGTAAAAAAATGCTTTCTATAAAAACAAAAGATGATCAAAGATCTATGAATATTGTATTAAAAGATTTAGATTTTAAAGTTGATGAAAATAATATTATTTTCAAAAACTATTATTTAAGAAAGGAAAAATCAGATAGAATTAATAATAATAATAATAATAATAATAATCATAATCCATATTTTGTATCATATCCAGGAGGAACTAATAATACTTTAAAATTTAAAACAATTAGATTTTTAAGATCAATAAAAGAATACTCCGAATACTTTTTGTATGAGTTTTATATATTGATATTAGTAATTTTATTAATAGTTCTTATAATAAAAAAATATCGTAAATAATTAATGAGTAGTTTAAATAAAATAAAAAAGAAATCTAATTCAAATTCCAATTCAAATTCTAATTCAAATTCTAATTCAAATTCAAATAAAAACTCTTCAATTAAAAAGAATTTCCTAGTATTACCGAATTTATTTTATATATTATTAGTTTCATCAATAGTAAGTGTATTTTTAGTAAATTTATTTGGAATACAAACAATAAGAAATATGATAGAGTTATATATAATAGTATTAGTATTAACAGTTGCCGTATTATATCAATTATTAATGAAGAAAAAACTAAGTTTAGATAAATTAGAAAGTAAATCAATATTATATTTTTTTGCTATACTATTATTTATATTTTTCTTTGTATTGTTTTTAAAATTTACATCAATGGAGAAAGATAGTGTAGAAGGAAAGGTATTTGCATTAGTATTTGTGCTTTTAGTATTTGCTTTTGTAAATTTAATATTTTTTATAATGGGTTTTAATTAAATAATTTGTTATGATATATTATATGTTATTAATTATAAATTTAGCAATTATATTTACATTGCTTATTATTATTTTGTTTAATATAAAAAATGTAAAACATCAAATGATAATTACATTAGCTATTGTATCTGGATTAATAATTTTCAAAATTGTGTTTGATAAAATGATAAAAAATAATAAGAAAAATGATGAAGTAAATAACAAATATTCTGTAAATAACGATAACACAATTTCAAATAATTTAAATAATAAGAAAAATTCCAATACAAATCCAAAGTGTGGTTGTAGTTTTAGTTGTAATTGTAATTCACATAAATCTAATTGCCATAACAAACAACATCAAAATGTAAACCAATTTGATTTAAAAAATTTAGATTTTATCTTAAACGATATGAAAAATCTTTCAAATAGTGAAGAAAAAAAGATAGATAGAGTAAATGTAAATAAAAACGAGTATGTTTTTAGCAAACATAGTGGAAATAAGGATTACCATTTTAAAGATTTACATAATGGTATATTTAACGAAAGAAAAAATATATCAGAAAAGGGTAGTTTATTACTTGATAAATTAGATTGTTCGAATGATAATAGTTGTATTATAAAACCAACAATATATAACTTTCATCAAGTATAGATTTCCTTTAACTTAACCGATTTTATTAATTTAATGTATTATAAATACTAAATTTTTTATAATGAATAAAACAAAAATCAAAACCATCTTTTTTTGTTTTTTTACATTGTGTACCTCTATTATTACCTGTTGTAACAATAGCGTGACATTTGTTTGTATTCAAAAAATTATACTTTTTTGATAATTCATAAATAGCTTGAAAATCTCCTCTATGTAAATATTTTTTAATTAATTCATATTCACTATGAATATTTCTTATAGGAAACATATATTTTCCAAGAGGTATATGTGATGTAACTTCTCTACAAAAAGGACATCTTCTAGTTTTTCTATTATTGTTTAAATTGGTTTTAAAAGTAGCTAAAATACAACCATAATGAAAAACATGTTGACAGTCAAGTTTAATTGGGCTTTTTTCATTAATATTTTCAGTTTGTCTTAAATCTATAATATCATAGCATATTGGACACTCAACATCTTGATTAATATTATTTTCATCTAAATCATCTACATTAATATTATTAACATTAATGTTACAATGACTATGATTATGAATATTAGATTCAATATTAATTTTAATATTATTATGCTGAGTGTCCTTACTTATTAGGACACTTTCTTTCATTTATATTATAGACAATAAAAAAAATATCCTTAAATTATTTAAAAATATAATACTATTTTAATAGGGAACATGGAAAATAAAATACTGAGACCTAAAGATATTATAATAGACAATATAATTATAAAGAAAAAAATAGGTGTAGGTTATAATATTTATAATTATCCATTAAAATATTTGAACGATTCATTAATTATTCAAACACCAATATTAACAATGCCTTTTGGTAAATATTCTTATGGTTCAAAAAGTTATATTGATGCATCTTTTATTAATGATTCAGTAGATAAAGATATGGCAACTTTTAAAGAAACAATAACAAAAATAAATACTATGTGTATAAAACATTTATCTAAAATAAATAAGAAATTAAAATTTGTTAATTGTATAAAAAATTCAAACGATATTTATTGTGATCGAATAAGATTAAATATCCAAGAAGATATATTAGTATTTAACGAAAAAAGAGATATAGTAAGCCACGATTATTTAAAAGCAAAAGCCTATGTTAAATTTCTTATATCACCTTGTTTTATATGGCAAAATGAAGAGAAATTTGGAATAACATGGAGTATATTACAAGCAAAAGTTTATCCACAAACAGTATTAAACACTTATAGTTTCTTGGATGACAAAGAAGACAAACCAATTGATTCAAATATGTATAAAAGTCATCCTATGTATCAAAAGTATTTTAAGATGGTTAGTTGTGGAGTACCAAAAGAGGCAGTAAAACATAAAATGGTATTGGATAATTTGGATCCAAATGTACTTGATGGAAAGGCACCAGAAAAGAATGTAGAATTAATTATTGAATCAAAAACTAATATTGTTAATAACAACTTAAATAATATAATTAATAAAAATAATTCAAATAATTCAAATAATAAATTAAATTTAAATAGTGCGTTGGGAAATTTGTTTTCATCTAGGGTAAGTAATGAACCTAAAATAAATATTCTTAATGAAATAAAATTAGCAAAATCCAAGAAAAACGAAAAGAAAGAAAAAATTTTAAAAGATGTAAAAGAAACAGTTGGGTATAAACCACCTTCTTTATCACAAATATTGGAGATGAGAAAAAAACTAAACAAAGTAAGTAATGAATAATAAAATAAAATATTTATTTCAATAAATATTTTATTTTAATTATTATATAAAATGCCTAATAAGACAAAGAAAAATATTAAAAGTAAAACAAAATCTAAATCTATAAAAATTAATCACAAGGGTGGATCAGAAAATAATAGAAAAAACCCAAATTCTAGATTATATAGAGAAGCACAACGTAATGAACAAGAAAATAAATTAGAAATAGAAAGAAAGATACAAGAATTAATGGATTATCCATTTCCAAAAATTCAAATGGTTTTAAATAAAACACAAAAGAAAATTATACCTAAATATCCAAAAATAGGAGAAGATTATAGTTTTGAAGAAAATTTAGCGGATGGAAATTGTTTATATTATGCTGTATTAAGGTCCTTACAAAGAAGAGTTCATCCAGATAGTGAAATACTTAATAATAGTTCTGAACGTATTTCTCATAGAGACGATATAATATTAAGACCAGAAGGGGTCGATTTATTTAAAAAACATATTGCTGCTAGTAGTCCAATAAATAGAGCTTTAATGGAAACACCTGTAAACCACCCTGTTACAGGAAGTGTTCAAAGTTTAATGAGGAATGCTGTTTATGGAGAACCTTTATCAATGCAAGCAATCGCAAATTATATCAACTGTTGTTTATGGATTTTTATTCCAAAAGGAACTCCATTACCAGGTATGCCTAGAGGTTCAGAAGAGGCTTCTTGGATGGTTTTTTTACCAGATAAAGAATCTATTGGAATATCAGAACCTAAACAAATAGTTCCAATGGAAGGAGCTGACTTTTTCCCAATGAGAGGTGAAGAATTAAGCTATAAATCTTTAACTTTAAATCAAGAAATTGAATATATAAGTAAGACTAGGAGTAATCCAGTAGGGAAAGTAGGTGATAGTTATTATATGAATTCACACTCAACTAGAAGAAATTTCAAGAAAGAAAGATTACAACCATATAATATTGTTAATAAAAATTGTAATCCTATGGATTCAATTGCTATAATGAGCCAAGGAGGAGGACATTTTGTATCAATCGAATATAATGGTTATGTTGGCAGATCACCAACTACTGATATACCAAGAAGAGCATTAGAAAAAATTAATGAAGAAGGTATAAGACAACCACCAGTAGATAGAACATTAAAACCAACAGTAGGTAGAACACCAACAGTAGGTAGAACACCAACAGTAGGTAGAACACCAACAGTAGGTAGAACACCAACAGTAGGTAGAACACCAACAGTAAGACCACCACATAGAGCACCAAATAATGCATCACTTGCTATATCATTAATAAAAAGTTTACCATCAGTGCCAAAATCAAAACCAAGAAGATTACCAAGAACACCTAGAACAGCACCAAAGCCTACACCAAGAACAATTTTAAATTTACCATCAGTACCTAAATCACCACCGAGGTCTTTATCAAGAACAGCACCAGTAAAGCCAACAGCAACAGCACCAAGGCCAACAGCAACAGCACCAAGGCCAACAGCAACAGTAAAGCCTATTATTAAAAGAACAAAAAGAAATAATAATATTCAAAGATTAATGAATGTTACAGGAATAGATAGAGAGTTAGCAAGAAATACATTACAACAAACAAAAGGTAATTTAGATAAAGCAATAGAGTTTTTTATACCAAATAATTAAGAAATACCATATTTTATATTTTCATCAATTAATTTATTACCACAAATAATTCTTTCTGATTCATAATTAAATATAATTTTATTACCATTAACAGTATTTTCTATATTACTTATATAAAATTGTTTTAATAATTTTTCATTACATTTGGTGCTATACTTATTTTTTTCTTTATTTGTTAGTTCTGTTACTACATTTATTTCATTAGTTTGCATAGATTTAAACAAAGTTTTTAATTCAGTCATTATAAATATAAATATAAATTTATAAATATATAAATATAAATATAAATATAAATATAAACATAAACAAAAGATTTAGGATATAATTATTAGATTATAGTATATAAATTTCTATAAGTAAGTATAAAAATTGATTTGAAAATCACAAATTTTTAAAATATAAAACTGTGAGAATAAAGTATTATACTTTCAAAATAACATGGAGAAAACATTGAAAACTGGCGCTTGTTCAATAATTATTGGTAGAAATATATATGAAGGGTATTTTCCAGTAAGAGATAATAAATTATTAAAATTAACAAAAATAGGCGAAAATCACAACGAATTTAAACATTTAAGTCTTATAAGACAAATTGAAAATTATAAAGATTATTATTCGATTCCAGATAAAGAAACTGGTATTCTATTGAAGGATGGTGAATTTTACAATAAAATAATGAAACTAACTTTAAAAGATAATTTAAATATATTTGATAGTAATTTATGTTATATGTATATTGATTATGCTGGTAGTACAGATGTAGTTGATTCAATAGATTTTCTAGAAATAAATGGTTATTCATATATTTGGAAAGATATGAAATCAATATTAAAATTTATCAAACATATTACTACTGGACTAAACTTTTTACATGACAAAAAATTATGTCATCTTGATATTAAAGCAGAAAATGTCATGATCAATTTTATAAATGGAAAACCTGTATTCAAGTTGATTGATTTTGGGTTTTGTTCAAAGGAACCTTTTGATGACTTTGTAAAATATTTTAAGGGAACACCAGGATATTTTCCCCAACATTTTGATTCGATAAAATACATTCAAAAAGGATTACCATTAATTTATGCGAATGATATGGATAAAGTAAATGGGAAGATTCCTATGGTAGAAAACAGAAGATTAGTATATAAAGTTGATAGTTATTGTTTTGGTAGATTAATAAATTTAATATATTATCACTACTTAGATAATAGAGAATTACTATGTTGTTTTGATAGTGAAAGAAGCACTGTAAATAAAGTAAAAAAAATAATAAATTTGTTAGTTGAACCAGATGTTTTTAAAAGGATTACAATTTCAGAATTATACCACTTTAACTTAACTTAACTTAACTTAACTTAACTTAACTTAACTTAACTTGAATTAATCTAAAAAAAACAAAAAATTAGTGTATGTATTCTATTTTTTAAATAATCTATTTTATAATCATGATTATCTATTTTTTTTAAATAATCAATAATCTATTTTTTAAATAATCTATTTTGTAAAATATATAATACGGTAGTGTTCTTCATCTTCCTTTATTCCAACACAGCTATTCATTGAATTAAAACTAGTAAATATTTCATTCAACTTCTGATTTCCAAAAGCAATTACTAGCTTCTTATAATACTCATATTCAGAATCTGAGAATTCCTGTCCATTCTTTGTTTTATTCTTATAAGAATATGCGAAAATAAGCATTTGTTCCATTCTAGAAGCCGTAGCATTATCAATATTTTCCATCAAAGTAATATTTGTTCGTGATGTAATATCATTCTTAGAAATCTTTTTGTAGTAAGCAAGACGATTTACTCGGCAAAATAGAAGTGCCTGATTAACATTAAGTCCATGTCCTACATAGCGCTTGTACATTATAGAGTTTGAGCTTAGTTATTTCTTAACAGAAAATTAAACAAAAAAATATTTTGAAATAAATTCAATTTTTAATTTATTCAAACATAGCGTACATTTGTTCTTTGGAAACAATTTGTATTTCAAATTCCTTAGATTTAGAAATCTTAACACTTTTTTTAGAAGGGTCATCAACAACAAGATAATCAGTTTTTTTAGTAATAGCAGGTTGAATAATTCCTCCATACAATAACACTTTGTCCATTAATTCTTTATCTCTTTTTCCAGTAAATACAATATTTTTTTTTGAAATTTTAGGATGCTCATATTTTTCTTCTTGTTTTGGTATATCATATTCTAGGTAATCATGATCTTCTAAGAATTTTTTAAAATGTGGTAGATTTTCAAGGAATTTGCTAGAACTTTGATGATTAAAACTAGGAACATTAATTAGTTTTTCATAAGTCATTTCTTCATTTAGAAAGTTAGGGTATTTTTCAATAATTTTTTCGAATTTTTTAACACCAAAACCATATTTAAATTCACATGAACCATGCATCAATAATGGTAAATAAATTTTTTGAGTAATTACACTTTGGATATTATCAACAATTTTATTTGACAATGTTTGTTTAAAACCCTCTAATTCCATTAAATTTTCAACAGTTAATTTTAAGAATTTATCAATTGTATCATAACCAGCGGCATAAATCTTAGTAATATTACCTATACCAATATTATTAATATTAATTGTTTTTAGGAAAAACATAATTTTCTTAATTGTTTGGTCATCATCTTGTTCTAATACTAATAAATTTACTTTATTATCATCCCATTTATAACCTTTATCTGGCATAAGTGGATAAAGCGATGGTGATATAATTTCTTCAAGTTTTGGTATAATTTCACCACTAAGAATAACTCTAATTTTAGAACCAACATTAAGACAATTATTAAATATAAATTTAGCGGTTTTGCCAGAGCAATATTCTACATTTGACCCACTTAGCTTAACTTTTTCAAATAAGATTCTAGGAATTATTAATCCATGTTTTGATATATTCCATTCAATGTCTTTAATTGTTGTAATAGCGCCATAGTTATTTGACTTGAAAGCAACACTGTATTTAGGGTTACCATCTTTATTAAGTTTATTTATTTTTAGATTAGTTATAATAATACCATCAATATTATACATGTAATTATCCCTTAGATTATTAAGTTTTTTTAGTAAAAAGTTTGATTTAATACTTTCCCACATAGTAATACTTGAGTGATCTACTTTTTCATTAAGAACAGTTTTGAATCCAAATTTTTCAACTAATTCAAGTTTACTTTCTAAGTTTTGTGTATTATCATATAGTTCAAATACTACAAAATCTAAATATTTTATTTTTTCTTTGTCAACTTCTTTATTACTTGTTAAACTATTGACCATATTTCTAGGTGATGAATACTCATATTCAAATTTTTGAAAGTTATTTTTTGATACGATTAGTTCACCTCTAACTTGGATATTTATATCAAGTTTTGGAAAATCAAGATATTCAATTAAATGATTTAGATTCTTACCATATTTTCCATTACCTCTTGAATACAAATTTATTGTTCCATTATTATATTCTACTAAAGCAGAAGAACCATCTAATTTAGGAGTAATCAAATAATTTTCATTGTCATTTTTAGATAACCATAGGTTTAATTCTTTCAATGTTTTTATTTTATTTTGACTACCCATATGAACAGGTAGTTTAACTTTATTTTCATTTACATCAGAACCAATATTCTGGAAAAACTTGTGTTTTGGGTATTTTTTTTTAAAATTATCATAAATAATATCATATATAGTATCACTAATAAGTTCCTTATAGCTATTATAGTAGTGATGAGAAGCTAAAGATAAGAAATCACTTATGTTATCTGGGTTTTCTTCATTAATGTATGATTTAGGATTTTGTGTGATGTATTCTAAATTATGCATTTTATATTTTTTATGAAAAAGTTTTTAAGTATTTCAATTTTAAATTAAATAAATTATTATTAAATTAGCATGGGGTAATAATTATGAGTAATTAGCAAATAAAATAAAAAATATTTGTTAAAAATACATAAATCTATACTTATTATTACAATTTTGTTATTATAACAAATCTATTATTATGTGATGATTTGAAACTTTCAATCATTATATTACTTATACTTCTAAAAATATCTTTATAGAGTTCATTATCATCATACATATAGTAATATCTTTTGTAAACAACATCTTTAGATACTTTTTTATTATATTTTTTTTGTAAATTCCAATCTACATAGTTATCTCCTTTTTTGTATTCTCCATGAGCTTCCCAAACAGTAATAAGGATAGTACCTTTTCTTTTTGTTACTCTAATAAGTTCTTTTATGGCTTTAATTTGGTCCAATTTATCTTTTATATGATGAATCACTGCTACACAAATAACATGATCAAAAGTATTATTTCGGAAAGGTAGAGTTTTAACATTTATTTGTATTGCTTCATTTTTTTTCTTTTGTACCATTTCCAAGAAATTTTGGCAGAAATCACCACCAATAAAAGAACAATCATCCCTACACATATTTTTACCATTTCCACAACCAGCATCAAGTACATAACTATTCGAGGAAAATGTTTTAACAAATTGTTCTACATCTGGCCAAACAGATTTTCTTGTTATATCAAAATGTGGTGAAATTTGGTCATACACATTTTTTACATTTTCTATTTCAAAATGGGTCATAATAAATATGAGTAATTACTAAGTGTAATTAGAAAATAAAATAATCAATTTTAAATTTAAATAAAATTGATATCATTTAAAGACATCTAAGATTTGTAATTATATAGACATAGACATGAGTGATTACAGTTTTTTGAAAACAGGATTTTCTAACTTGGTTGAACCAATAAAGATTTCAGAAAAAGAAAGAGAAGATATAGAAATTATGTTAGGTTTATTTACAAGTAATGCTTTAATAAATGCTTCTAAATATGTACATTATTGTGGAAGAAATGCGGTTACAAAAACTGATATTACATATGGATTACAATATGAAGTATTTGAATTTTTACAAAGGAATGATCTTAGTGAGGGACTCGATGAAATCCGTAAAGATTATGAGAGACTAAAATTAGAAGAATACGAAGTAGATGATGATGAAGAAGAAGATTATGAAGAAGATTATGAAGAAAATAACGAAACAGAAGATGGAGATTATGATAATATCCAAGAAGATGATTTTAATTTGGGAAAAACTGAATTGGGTGAATTAATTATGCCAGATGAAGAAATAAAAGAGTTTTCAAGAATAAGTGATGAAAATATTAATGATGAAAATAGAGAATTTGTTGAAAAAATCCACAACTATCATGATACATGGGCATCATGGACTCCACAAACAGACCTTGAAATTATTTTGAAAAATGCGATAGATAAGATTAATTAATCAATAAATAAGATGTAAAAAAAAATTGATTATTTTTATATAATAATAACCAATTACATTTGACACTTCTTTACAAACATTATGCAGCTTAGAAATGGAACTCTTGTTTCAAAGCTTGAAACAATCAAGAGAAACTACAATAATTTGAAACAACCACCTATTTGGGTTATTCTTGAAAAAAACTTTAATAAAGATGATATTAAGAGATTGATTGAGTATTATTCAAATTGTAATTGTTGTGAAAATCACAATGTAGATAAGCCAAATAAACTTGAACCATTGGTTGAGCATCGATTTAATTTTAGGCCACCAAAGCCTTGTAAGTGTCATTGTAGGCATTTGAATCGACATTTGTGCAGAGTTTTTGGATAGGATTAAATAGATAAATTAAAAATAAAGAATAATAGAAAAAAGAATAATAGAAAAAAAGAAAAAAAAAGAATAATAGAAAAAAAGAAAAAAAAAGAATAATAAAAATAATAATTTGTTGTTAATATTTATATGAAATTAACAAATAGTGACCATATTTTGTATTTAATATTAATCCTTATTTTATTTATATCGGTTTTTATTAAGGTAATGTGTATGTATGTTTATAAATGTGAAGAACCAGATTTACTAAATAAATATTACAATAATTAAAGTAATTATAAATATAATTAGTGGTGTCAAATATTTTTTATTTATTAATTATAAATGGCAAAATCTAAAAAAAATAATTTAAATAAAACTAAAACTAAATCTAAATCTAAATCAAAAAAAAATTCAAGAAATAATCTAAATCCTAAAACCAACACCAAAACATGTGATAAAGGATTTAAACCTTTAAATATTAGAGGTAAACTATTTTGTGTTGGAAGATGTCCACATAGTGGAGGTCCTATATTATATGATCCAAAGGCAGATGACTTATTTTGTCCATGGCATAATTCTAGATTTGATGTAAAAGGTAAATATAAATCGGGTCCAGCATCTGGCAGGGATTTAAAAATTTCTAAATAAATTATATATGAAACTTATTTTATTTTTTATAGTTTTATTATTATTATTAATTTTTATAAATAATAAAAAAGAGTATTTTAGTCAAAAGAAAATTATAGGTGATATTTCTTATGAAGATTATAAAATAGATGATCAAAAATTGGCAAAGTTTTTTTCAGATAACTTATTAGAGCCAAGAATGATGACTTATACTTTAGGTCAAGAAGGATTAGGTGTACAGGATGAAATAAATACTATAAGTTTTAAAGCTGAAAATGTTAAATCAGTACTTGGTGAAAATGGTGTTAAGAAAGTTGGTGGTAAGGAAATAGCAAATTTAGAAGCAGTAATTCCTGTGTTATTTTATGGTGCAAAACACAATTTTAAAAATATAAATGATATTTTGGTTAGTATAGAGGATTTGAAAGCACAAATAGTAGAATTAAAAAAAAGTGAATAGAATAAAAGAATAAAAGAATAAATACTATTTTTTTTGTTATATTAATATAATGATAGTTTTGTTAATAATTTCAATATTTATTGTATTGTTTTATATTTTATATAAAACATCAAAAGAAACATTCCAAAGTAATAGTAATTCAAAGAAAAATAACAATTCGGCAAATAATTCAGTTAATAATGATTCAAATAATAATGACGATGAAGATATAACTTTAAATTATACATTAAACAATAAAATAGATGGTCCAGTAGCATATATTAAAAATATAGATACATTTAGTAATGGTTTTTATGAGCAATTAAATCATAATAATCCAACACAATCGGATTGTAAAAATGATGAAGAATGTGGATTAAATGGTATATGTTTAGAAAGAAATGGATTAAATAGATGTAATAAAATAATTAATAAAGAAGCATTTAGATTTATACCACAAAGTAGGAGTCATATAGTAATACCAAATGTAAATCCAAATAATTTAAATTTAAATTTTATTGTTATGATAAATAATGTTGCAAGAGAAGCTCCTTTAATTTCAACATCAAATGAAACATGGGGATTAGGTATAGAAAATAAAAAGTTTGTAGTATTTGTAGTTACAGATACTGAAATAAAGAAATATTTTTCACAAAACGAATTAAAAGATAATAAGTTATATGAAGTAATACTTAGAGTTTATAATAATACAATAAATATATCTCTTGATAAGCGGATTATATCAATACCATTAGAAAAGAGATTATGTTTAAATGATAATGATTGTGGTGGAAATGGTTTTTGTGAAAGAACATCAACTGGTAATAACTATTGTTCATATAATAGAATAGAATTATTATTAGGAAAACATAACGATGAATATTTTGATGGATTTATTGGAGATATATTCTTAAATTTTGATAAGCACGAAGATAAAATTTTGAGTTGTGATTTTGATTCAAAAAGTTTTAAAAATAGGAGAATTTGTGAAGAAGAATGTAGAAGAAATAATAATTGTGATGTTGCCTCTTGTGAGAGGTTATGTTCTAATGTTCAAAAATGTGAATTTGAACCTACAGGTAGACATAGTGAAGATTGTATACAACAATGTAGAATGAATGAAGATTGTGATAATACCCATTGTAATGAAAAATGCAGAAATTGTGGTCAATCATGTCCATGGAATGATTTAGATTCAAGTGATAGGTTTGATTCAGATTATTATGATAAAAAGGGTAGACCTTCTCCACCAAGAATAAGTATTATGAATATATCATCAGATGGTAGAAAAATAGAATTAAGGTGGAAACCACCATTTAAAGGAATGGGTGAAATAGAAGGTTATATTACATATTTATATAAAACATTTAATAAGAGTGAAGGTGTTAAAATAAATAATATATCAACTAACAATTGTGGAGAATTCTGTAATTATATAATGGATGGATTAAATCCATTAGAAACATATACATTGGGAATTAAAGGTTATAATTATTTGGGATTAGGTAAAATGTCAAATTTGATTACTTTTAAACCAGATAGAAAATCAATAAATCAAGATTTTTCAATAGTACCAAATATTGATGAATCAATTATAGGAGAATTTAATTATTGTAATGTTGAAGAAGAATAAAATATTTTTAATTATTAATGGATATAAAAAAAGTTATAATTTTAGTTATATTTTTTTTAATTTTAGTAATAATTTTTAAATTATTTACATTTGAAAAATTCCAATATAGGTTTATGTTTCCAGAATCAGATGGTACAGCAACATATATTACAACATCATCATCAACAAATCAAGAATGTTGGAATATTAGTGACGGTTCATCATGTACCAAGCGACCTGATTGTGTTTATCAAACATATCAAACAATTGATTTAGAAGGAAACCCTATTACCGAAGGTATTTGTTCAGAATTTAATTGTTCAATGATAACAAATAAAATAGAATGTAATAATAATTTATTTTGTGAATATAATGATACAACCCAATATTGTAGTGAAATAGATTGTAATAATATAACTAAAGAATCAGATTGTGGAAATATTCCATTTTGTACATATAATACAACTGAGGGAAGATGTAAAAACGAATACGAGATGGACTACCCAGGGTTTATAGATTGTACTACTTTCGATTCACCAAATTGTCCATTAGATAAATGTATGATTGATGTTAATGGAAATTGCATTCAAAATACAACAACCGGTCCAGATACTTTCCCAACATCATCATCTATTACACAATTAACTGGTATGCCAACATCATCATCTATTTCAGAATTAACTGGTATGCCAACATCATCATCTATTTCAGAATTAACTGGTATGCCAACATCATCATCTATTTCAGAATTAACTGGTATGCCAACATCATCATCTATTTCACAATTAACTGGTATGCCAACATCATCATCTATTTCACAATTAACTGGTAATCCAACATCATCATCTATT